ACCCCCACCAGTACCAGCTGCACCTACACCGCCACCCGCACCAGCACCTGTGCAAACTGCTCCAACAGAAATGCCAGTAAGCCCAACCCCACCTCCTGTAACGGACGATCAAACTAAAAAGAAAGCTAAAGTCAAAGCTAAAAAAGTTAACAAGAAATCTGCTACAGAAGGTACGAGTAAATTAGCTACTAAGAAACCAGCTACAGGTGGGCTAAAAGGAATCACAACTAAACAAGGTGTAAGCACTGGCGGTGCTGGTTCTACTACAGGATCATATTAATGAAAAACGCACGGCAAAGATACCAAGAATTATCGAGTCACCGTGAACAATTTCTGCATGTTGCTTATGAATGTGCAGAACTAACCATTCCTACATTGTTAATGAGAAATGAAGGTGATTCTTTATATCAAAACTTTCATACACCTTGGCAATCAGTCGGAGCTAAAGGAGTCACCACGTTGAGCTCAAAGCTCATGCTTGGGCTTTTACCTCCTAGCACGTCATTTTTTAAACTGCAAGTAGACGACTCCAAACTAGGAGAGGATGTACCACCTAAAGCAAAGAGTGAATTAGATTTAAGCTTCGCTAAAGTAGAACGTATGATTATGGATAGCATAGCAGGTTCTACAGATAGGGTACAAATATTTTCAGCCTTAAAACATCTCGTTGTTACTGGTAACTCACTGGTATTTATGGGTAAACAAGGTATGAAAGTATATCCTTTAAATAGATATTGCGTTGAAAGAGATGGTAACGGTGAGGTTACAGAGATTGTAACTAAAGAAAGAGTCAGTAAAAAATTATTAGGCATGGAAGAATTAGACGATGGGCCTAATGATGATTCTAAAGGAGACTACGCTGGTAGTAAAGATGTAGATGTATATACTTGTGTCAAACTATATGATAATGGTTGGCGTTGGCATCAAGAAGCTAACGATAGGTTACTACCTAACAGCGTAGGCAAAGCCCCAAAAGATAAAACTCCTTGGCTCCCTCTTAGGTTTGTAACTGTGGACGGAGAAGATTACGGACGTTCTAGAGTTGAAGAATTTATGGGCGACTTAAAATCTTTAGAAGCATTAATGCAAGCTATCGTTGAAGGTAGTGCAGCTGCAGCTAAAGTTGTATTCACTGTCTCACCTTCGTCTGTAACTAAACCAAGCTCACTTGCCAATGCTGGTAACGGGGCTATCATACAGGGCAGACCAGATGATATAGGTGTTGTACAGGTAGGTAAAACTGCTGACTTCCAAACAGCATACCAAATGATTAACATACTAGAGAAGAGATTAGCTGAAGCTTTCCTTGTTTTAAATGTACGTCAATCAGAAAGGACTACTGCAGAAGAAGTGCGTATGACACAGATGGAACTTGAGAGACAACTTGGCGGGCTCTTCAGCTTGTTAACGACAGAGTTCCTTATACCATATTTGAAAAGAAAAATGCACACTCTTACACAATCAAAAGAGATACCAGCGATACCAAATTCACTGGTTAGACCAACGATTGTTGCAGGAATAAATGCACTTGGCAGAGGTCAAGATAGAGAAGCACTATTACAATTCATCACAACTATCTCTCAGACAATGGGGCCAGAGGCTTTAGCTCAATTCTTAAATCCTGATGAGGCTATCAAACGACTAGCTGCATCACAGGGTATAGATATATTGAACCTTGTTAAGAGTGTTGATGAACGCAATGCTGACCAAGAAAAAGCAATGCAAGCACAACAAATGCAATCACTGACAGATCAAGCTGGTAAATTGGCTAACGCTCCAATGTTAGATCCATCTAAAAATCCAGAAGCTCTTGAAGCTGTCAATTCTATTACACCCGCACTACAACCACAGTAATTATGGCAGAAACAATCCGCTACGATACATCAGATGATCCAGTAGCAGCACAAGCTATTGCAGAAAAAGAAGCTGAGTCTTTACGAATAGGTGAAGACCTTATGAACAAGCAAGATAAAAGACTTGCTGGTAAATATAAAACAGCTGAAGAATTAGAAGCTGGTTATCTTGAGCTACAAAAAAGATTAGGTGAAACACCTGCTAGAGATACAGACACAACTGAGCCAGAACCAGAGTATCAGTTATACTCTGATGATGGTGGAGTAAATTATGATACTGCAAATGAGTTATATGGAGAACAACTAGGAGACTTATTTAAGTCCAACGACATTGACCCGTTTGCTATGAGTAAACACTTTGAAGAGAATAATGGTACTCTAGATGATGCCATGTATGAACAGTTAAATAAAGCTGGACTTAACAAAGACATAGTTGACAATTATTTAGCAGGTGTACGAGGTTCTTTAGGAACTCAACCAGATCCTACTACGTCAATTTTAAGTGACGCAGAGGTGCAAGACCTTAAAGGTTTAGCTGGAGGAGAGCAAGGTTATAATAATTTAATGGATTGGGCTGGTAATAATTTAGGTGAAGAAGCGGCTAAAGATTATGATGATGTTTTAGCAACAGGCAACAAATCTGCAGTTAAATTTGCAATCACCGCACTTATGTCAAAATACGAAGATGCTAATGGCAGGGACACTAACCTTGTTACAGGCAAAGAATCAGCCCCAGAAACATACAGAAGTATGGCTGAGGTTGTGAGAGATATGAACAAACCAGAATACACACAAGATGAAGCGTTCAGAGATGACGTTATCAGAAAGTTATCCGCATCAAATTTAAAAGTATAGGAGCTAAAAAATGCCGATGGGAAAAGGAACTTACGGAAGTAAGAAAGGCAGACCTGCTAAGAAAATGAGCAAGGGTATGTCTAAACTACCAGCAGCAGTACGCAAAAAAATCTTAGGTAATAAGAAAAAATAATGGCTGTCAAAAAGAAAAGTGTCAGTCTTAAAATGGGTAAGCATAAGTCTCGCTCAGGTGGACTGACAGCAGCTGGTAGAAAAAAATACAACAGAGCTACTGGCTCAAATCTAAAAGCTCCACAACCCCAAGGTGGTGCTCGTAAACGCTCCTTCTGTGCTCGCATGAAAGGAGTTAAAGGGCCAATGAAAAAACCCAACGGTAAGCCAACCCGTAAAGCTTTGGCACTACGCAAATGGAAATGCTAATGCACAAACCTAATTCAGTTAATGTACAAGGGGCAAGTACCCCTGTTAAACATTATAAAGATAATAATAAAATTTTACCTAATTTTGGTGCAACTAGAATTGGAAAAATTAGACTTAAAAAAGTATAATGGCAGGTAAATCTAAATTTTCTACACCGTATTATGACGATCAAGATAAACTTAAAAAGTTTTCTAAAAATGCGGACAAAGTTTTTAAAAGAAACATAAAAAAAGTTAACAGTGTAAATGAGCAACCATAATGGCTAAACGTGGACTATACGCAAACATACACGCCAAGAGAAAGCGTATCGCAGCTGGCTCTGGTGAGAAGATGAGAAAGGTAGGGAGCAAAGGAGCTCCTACCAAAGCAAACTTTAAGAGGTCTGCTAAGACCGCTAAGAAAAGATAATTGAAAGATTTATATATTTATCTAACTTTACTTACAAACCTATTTATTTGCTCTGGCGTTATACGTCATTGGAATAATATACCATCAAAACAACATGACACCACAGAACATTTTTCCAAACGAAACACCCCCAAGACCTATGAACAACCATAACCAGTGGCACGATGCTGAAGAAACTAATGGTAGGTTTGCCATGCTCGGCTTTGTTGCTGCTATCGGCTCCTACATATTCACAGGACAAATCATCCCAGGAATCTTTTAATCCATACTACGACTCTCATACGAGATGGAAGATGTCGTGTTTTGACTTCGAGCTTGCTAAGATCGGGGTCTTAACTGATGAGAGTCTGGATAGACAATCTCAACTTAATCTTATAAATTTCTTTCTCTCTAAAGTGGAGAAGGAATGTTCACACATACAAATTAATTAAATGGCTGCAATCTCATTACAAAGAGAAACAACCAATAAGTGGCAAGAGTTATGTGAGTGGGTAACAAGTACAGACAACCGCATTTATGTTGGTTGGTTCGGTGTGCTTATGATCCCCGCATTACTTACAGCTACAACTTGTTTTATTATCGCCTTTATCGCTGCACCTCCTGTTGACATAGACGGGATTCGTGAACCAGTTTCTGGCTCTCTTCTCTATGGAAACAACATTATCTCAGGGGCAGTTGTCCCGTCATCAAACGCCATCGGACTCCACTTCTACCCAATCTGGGAAGCAGCAACTTTGGATGAATGGTTGTACAACGGTGGCCCATACCAACTTGTCATCTTTCACTTCCTTATCGGTGCAGCATCTTACATGGGACGCCAATGGGAACTTAGTTATAGACTAGGAATGAGACCTTGGATCTGCGTTGCTTACTCAGCTCCAGTATCAGCTGCACTAGCAGTATTCCTTGTATACCCTTTTGGACAGGGGAGCTTCAGTGATGGCATGCCTCTTGGTATTTCTGGTACTTTTAACTTCATGTTTGTATTCCAAGCAGAACACAATATCCTTATGCACCCGTTCCATATGCTCGGTGTTGCTGGGGTATTCGGTGGAGCTCTTTTCGCTGCTATGCACGGAAGTCTCGTTACTTCCTCAATACTTAAGGAAACAACAGAAGAAGTATCTCAGAACTACGGCTATAAGTTTGGTCAAGAAGACGAGACTTATAACATCGTAGCTGCACACGGTTACTTTGGTAGACTTATTTTTCAATATGCTTCTTTCAATAATTCTCGTGCTTTACATTTCTTTCTTGGTGCTTGGCCCGTGGTTGGCATATGGCTCACAAGTATGGGGATCTGCACAATGGCTTTCAATCTTAACGGCTTTAACTTTAACCAGTCAATAGTTGACACTAACGGTAAAGTTATACCTACATGGGCTGATGTCGTTAATAGACAGAACCTTGGTATGGAAGTAATGCATGAAAGAAATGCACACAACTTCCCATTAGACCTAGCGTCTGCTGAATCTACTTCTGTAGCTCTTACAGCTCCTGCACTAGGCTAATAGTCACGTCCGTTCATCCTTCGGGACGCATGAAACCTAAGCATGGAACGGGGCTTAGGTAGATGGAGATTACCATGAAAGTAACTTTCGTTTATCGTGGCATCACTTACACAAAATTTGTTAAGTAAGTGAAACGGGGGGGAGCACCTCAGAGTCGGACTCCCCTCTAATTGGTAAAAGCCTCTACGGAGACACCTTTTGCCGTCATGACGGTAGGGATAGACCTACAAACAGCTTGAGTCTTAGCTGATACATTTAAGATTCCAACAATTCTAGATCTAGAGACGATAACTAATACCCTACAAATAAATGGCACAACAGTCAACAAATAATCCTAGCTCACAAACCTTTCTGGGTAGGATAAATACTGCGACTAACGCTACAAATAATAGAGATTTGTATCTTAAATTATTTTCGGGCGAGATGTTTACTGGCTTCCAAAGGGAGACCATAGCTAGAGATCTTGTTATGAAGCGTACACTTACCAACGGTAAGAGTTTGCAGTTCATCTATACTGGACGCACAAGTGCGGAATACCACACTCCTGGCAACAGTATATTAGGAAACTCTGACAAAACTCCTCCAATAGCAGAAAAAACTATTACAGTTGATGACTTACTCATCAGTTCTGCATTTGTATATGAGTTAGATGAGACACTAGCACACTATGAAATGAGAGGAGAAATTTCCAAGAAGATTGGATATGCTCTTGCTCAAAAGTATGATAGACTTATCTTCAGAGCTATAGCAAAAGGTGCTAGACAGGCTAGCCCAGTATCACTCAGTGGTTTCGTAGAACCAGGTGGTACACAAGTTCAAGTTGGTGCTGGTTCAAATGCTGATGATGCTCTTAATGACGGTCATCTTGTAACAGCATTTTATGATGCAGCAGCAGCACTAGACGAAAAGGGTGTATCTGATGATGGAAGAGTCGCAGTACTAAACCCACGTCAGTACTATGCTCTTATACAAGGTGCAAGTAACAACGGACTAATTAACAGAGACGTACAAGGTACATCTTTACAAAGCGGAAATGGTGTAATTGAGATTGCAGGTATAAAAATCTACAAATCAATGAATGTTCCATTCTTCTCTAAGTATGGTACTAAGTATGCTCCATCTTCTGGTGCATCAGCTGCTACTGACCTTGATACAATAGATCCTGGAAATACAGGTTCATTCGTATCTGAATCAGTTGAAACAGCTACAGCAGTTACAGGTAACAACTACGGTACTCGTAACAACTACGGTGCTTCTACTGCTTTCGCTAACACATGTGGATTAATCTTCCAAAGAGAAGCTGCAGGTGTAGTAGAAACAATAGGGCCACAGGTACAGGTAACATCTGGCGATGTGTCAGTTGTATATCAAGGCGATGTCATCCTAGGAAGACTAGCTATGGGAGCAGATTTTGTAAACCCTGCAGCTTGTGTAGAATTGTTCGCAGGAACAACTACAAAGCCAACTGCATTTGGTACAACATACCCTGCAAACGGTTAATTTTATTTTTTATATGGGGGCTTCGTGTCCCCCTTTTTTTTATGTCAGCAATAACTTACGGAGTGTCTACCGAACTAGATGCTGTAAACTCAATCCTGATGAGCGTTGGAGAATCCCCAGTTAACACTTTAGAGGTTCAAAGCCCCGAAGTGGCTATAGCACAGAAGACTCTAAGGCAAGTCTGCCGTGAGGTTCAAGCTGAGGGATGGTCATATAACACAGAGAATGAGTATCCTATCAATCTTGATGGGAACAACCAATGTATTATACCTAATAACATCTTACAAATAGATTTAAATATACATCAACATGGTAAAGATTTTGATGTAGTAAGGCGTACTGATAATGGTATAATGAAAGTTTATGATAAAAAAGGTCATACTTTTACCTTTACAAATTGCGAGAAATTATATTTTGATATTATATGGATGATAGATTTTCAAGATATACCACAACCATTTAAAGACTATATAACCTGTAGAGCCTCTAGAATCGCCTCTAACCGTATGGTAAACAATACTGAGTCTGCTAAGTTAATTGAAGCGGATGAAGCGGCTTTAAGAGCCTTAGCATTGCAGTATGAAACTAGGCAAGGTGATTATAATATTTTTAGTGATTTTCAATATCAGCATGATGCTAACTCTACCTATCGCCCATTTAAAGTATTAAGAAGAATGTAATGGCAGCAATCAATCAACGTATACCAAATTTTTTAGGGGGTGTATCTCAACAACCAGATAAAATAAAATTTCTAGGACAGTTAAGGTCGTGTGATAATGCTGTCCCAGACATAACATTTGGTCTTAAAAAACGTCCCCCTGGAGAATTTGTGGGAACATTAACTAATGCTACTTCAACAGGTCATTGGTATGAAATATTAAGAGATGGAGATGAAAAATATTTAGTACAAATCACACCTGCTAACAGTGGTAGCATGCCTATTAGAGTATGGGATTTGTCAAATGGCAACCCACAGACGGTACTTCCTAGTGCTGGATCTAGTGTGTATAATTATCTAGCTAACGCTACAGAGCCTTACGGGGTAACTACTATTCAAGACTATACTCTTATATCTAATCCACAAAAAACTGTAACTGAAAGCACTAGTAATTCACCAACAGCTTTAGACAGTGGGAATTATTCATTTGTAAGATTAGATACTATTGCTTATAATACTGAATATGTTTTATATAATACTACAGTAGCCAATCCTCCTACACCTAACACCTATTATAGAGTCACTTCTTTAAAAGTAGATTTTATTGGGCCAACTAATAGTAATGGTACAATTAATCTTGCTGGTTCAACATGGGGAAACCCAGATGCAGGTACACGATTTGCTGCCTCTGCACCTTTTTCATTTTCTGGTGGTACGGATGTTCAACTTACTGGAACTATTGATGGACAAGCTGCTAGTAATGTTATAGTTAATGGAGATAATATTACTGAAAATCTTGAGGGTAGTTTACAAGTAAATGGTGTTGCTTATATTGCAAATAACACAGCAAATTTTAATAATAATACAGGAGCAAGTGCTGACTTTTTAGGATATACTCAAGACTACGACAACCGTTACACAGCTACAATTACACTTAAAAACGGTGGTTTAATTAGATCAACTAGTAAAGCAACTGCAGAAAGTTTATATGTAACAGTAATTACAGGTAATGGTACTGTTAATCAACAGAAATATCGTGTTTCAGTAGAAGCTGTAGAAGAGGTACAAACATATCGAGATGTAACTGGAATAGGGTATTTTAAAACTCCTAAGAATCCTGATCAAGGTGTTTTATCTATGTCAACTATTTTAAAAGGATTAAAAGATTCTGTTAATAGTGGACTGGTTAATGTTTCTGCTGAAGTTATAGGTAGTGGTTTGTATCTTAATGGTACATCGGCAAAAAATGTGAACTTTCTAGGTGGTAGTGTAAACGAAAACATGAGTGTTATATCTACAACTGCACAGGATGTTAGTAGGTTGCCAAATATGAATAAGCATGGCTATATAGTCCAAGTATCTAATACTGCTGAACTAGATACTGATGATTATTATTTAAAGTTTGTAGCTGACAATAGTGTAAGTGGTTCTGGAAGTTATGAAGAATGTCTAAGACCTCATAATTTTAACGGTACGGAAACAATAAAGTTAGGCTTAAACCCTGACTCAATGCCACACGCTTTAATAAATAATCGAGACGGTACATTTACTTTTACTACATTAGATCTTGCTAATGCAGGTAGCACTGACAATTACTGGAAAGACAGAGAAGTAGGTGATAATGTATCAAACCCTATGCCATCCATAGTTGGTAAAGAAATAAGTAACTTGTTTTTTCATAGAAACAGATTAGGTTTAATTGCTGATGAACAGATAGTAATGAGTCAGCCAGGGTCATATTTTAATTTATTTACTGTTTCAGCTATAGCAGCTAGTGACAATAACCCAATAGATATAAGTGTATCAGATATAAAACCAGCATTTATAAATCATACATTACCTATAAATAAAGGGGTAATGATGTTTAGTGATAACGGTCAGTTTTTATTATTTACAGAATCTGATATATTCAGTCCTAAAACTGTTAGGTTAAAAAAAATAGCTAGTTATGAATGTGACTCAACTATACAGCCTGTAGATCTTGGTACATCCGTGTTGTTTACATCTAGTGTATCTGCGTATGCTAGAGCATTTGAAGCTGTTGTTGTAGACGATGATGCCCCTGCTCAAATTATAGAACAAACTAGGGTTGTACCAGAGTTTCTACCAAAAGATATAACTATGTCAGCTAACTCAGCATCTATAGGTATTACTACATATGCTAAAAAAAATGATGGTTTTTGTTATCATTACAAGTATTATAACGCTGATAATAAAAGAGAACAATCTGCATGGTATACTTGGAGTACCCCTTTAGGTACTTATCAGCATATGTTCTATACAGGTGGTAATTTTTTTGCAGTTGTATATGCAGGTGGTACGTATAAACTATGTCGACATGAGTATGTAACTGATACAACTTCTGATAGAAGTTATACAATAACTGATGGTTCTACTCCTTCACTAAGTAGTCAGGTTGGTACAGATAGGTCGTTTGAAGCCCATTTAGAGCATATGACTATACCTAGTTCTATAGCTGGTTATAGTCAGAGTACTACTGAACCTGCTAGATCAGTAGTTAGTGTACCATATACTGTGGGCAGCAACCCAATAGGTTTCTACATGGTTGGTTTGTCTGGTACTGATGCTTTTGGAGAATCTATAGCAGGTGTTGTGAAATCTGCAGATTCATCATCAGGAACGACTGCTACCTTTAATAATATAGTTTTATCAAGTTCAAATTCAAAAATTGCTGTAGGGTATCTATATATTACTCAGATTGAATTACCTACATACTATGTAAATTTAGGTCAGAATGCTTACGATACAGATGGTGAGTTACGTATATCTGGTATGAACTTTGAAATAGGAGAAGGTGGTCATATGATGTTTGCATTAAAAAATAAACTTACATATGTTGATTCTGCTGGTAATGTAGTCAAGGATATTGACGATTATGTACAACAGGAGACAGGTATAATAACTGATTATAGTAAAGCAAATACACACGCCTCACAATTAACTAAAAGTGTACGAGTACCAATACAACGTAAAAACGACAAATATATTCTTGATATATATATGAATCAACCCTTTTCCACCGCCTTAATCTCAGCAAGCTGGGACGGCATTTACAACACCAAACGACATGTACGAAGGTAAGTATATTCAGCCTTGCACTCCAGAGTTAGCTTTGGAGGTAGGGCTGAACCTACGCTGGGAAGATAAGCGTGAAGCAGAAGAAACAACAGGATTGTATGCAGTAGCTGCAGTCTTACAAGCATATTATAATTCTACATATTGTGTACATTTTAAGGTTCCCAACGGCAAGACTGCTGGAGTGGCAGGGGTGACTTCTACAAATGCAATATGGATGTTATGTACTGATGCCAGTACTGAGTATCCACATACATTTATTAAAGAGTCAAAACGCTGGATAGCCAGCCTATCTAATCCTTATCTACATAATTATGCAGACATGCGTAATGAGCAACATATTAAATTGCTCAAACTGTTAAAGTTTAATTTTCTCAATTACAAAGTTTACAATGGTGTACCCCTTATTGAATTTTACAAACTATGTGTACAGTAACACTCGCTTTAGCTGGTATATCAGGTGTTGGCTCTGCAATGGCAGATCGTCAAGCAAAGATGGCACAGTACCGAGCACAGAAAGCAGCGGTAGATAGATCTAATTATCAAGCAAAACAAGACTATCTTAACAAGATACAAATTTCTGCTTTTAAAGACCAACAAAAACAAGATTTATTTAAAGCACAATTAGATGCCCAATCTGCATCCGTCACAGCGATGGAGAAGCAGAAAGATATTAACCAATTAGAACAATCAAGAGCTTCAACAGCTAACCAACTGAAATTACAAGAAAAAGTTGCAGAGGCTCAATTTGAAGGACAACAAAAACTAGCAGAATCTATAAGAGCACAAGGTAGTATATTAGCAAGTGGGATGTCAGCAGGACAATCTACTATGTTAACTGTTAGTGATGAAGAACGTAAACTAGGTCAAGCCCAAGCTGCAGTAGATGCAAGTCTATTTAATGCAAGGCAGTCATTTGGCTTACAAGAATACAACACACTTCTTAGTCAGTACGCTGCAGATTCTCAAGCATATAACAGTGTCATAGCTGCACCTATGGCTCCTATAGCTGAGTTCAAGACTGTAAGACCAATTAAAATGGCAAACCCAGAAAAACCAAGCATGTTAGGGTCGATCATGACAGGCTTTAGTGCAGCAGTAAAAACAGGATCTGGCATTGGTCATGCTAGTGGTTCAGATCTACCTTGGTGGAGTACCAAATCAGCATAATGGCAAAAGGATTTCGTAGACAAGGAGAATGGCAGGTAGGTTTTCAACAAAGATCTATGCCCTCCGATGTAAAAAGAAAGCTCCAACGTAACAAGTTAATGGAGCAACAGGCAAAAGAAGAAACTAACAAAAGAGTACAAAACGCTGCAGAACAAGCAAAAGAAGAGCAACGTCAAACTAATAACATTCTTAGAGTATCTAATTATGAAGCACAGTTAGCTAGTCAATTTAGTAATACTTTACAGAATTTATTAACTAGCACTGTACCTAGTTTAGCTAAAGATGCTATTAAGTACAATAATGCTGCTGGAGCTGCAGCTAGAATGGAAGAAGAGTTAGAAGTAGAACCAGCACCTCCAGAGTTAGATCCAGATGATCCAGCTGCTGGTAATTATGGATTAACAGAAGGTAGAGGTTTTGATGTTATACAAGCTGCTGCAGATCAACAACTAGATATTACAAAAACTGGTAATGATCTTGCTACTAAATTAGAAAATAGTGGTGATCCATTTGGTGAAGAAAAAGCTAGAAAAGTTAGAGGTATATTTTCTGGAGCATATAACTATGGTTATGAAGTACGAGATAAAGCACTTAAAGTAGAAGGTTTTGCTGCTCATTTAGATAATCAGTTAAAAACAAACACAACAACATTACTAGATAACAATGGTGTTAGGTTTGATATAAATGATCCTAACTTAACTAAAAGTCAATTATCACTAGCATCTAATTATATTTTAGGTGAGTGGGTAGATGCTAACAGAGGTAACTTAAGTGACATTAGTACAGACCAATTATTAAGTCAACCAGCTAGAAAAGTTTTAGCTACAAATTTAAAAACAAAGTTTACTGAGTTAGATAATGAGTTTGCTGCTACTATGTTAGAAGGTGCAGACTTACAAGTTAACAATGCTTTAGATGGAATTAAAGGTGCTCCTAATTTATCTGAAGCATTAAACAGTTATGTCAATTTAGTTAAACCACATCTAAAAGCTAGTAAAAATTCATCTAGTGGTAATCAAGCTGTTATTAGATTAGAAACTTTACTTAAAGATGCTTTTACAAGAGCTAAAGATCCTAATGATTTACATAACAGAGTATCTGCAGCATTACAAGTAAAAAGTAAAACACCTGGTGGTTTTAAAAGTTTATCTGAGTTACATGTAGCTAAATTTGGTGCTGTACCTCTTAGTATACTAAAACAACAAGCTGTTAGTGAAAGATATCAAATAAACACAAAATTTCAAAATGCAAGAGTTGAAACTTCAGTATCAAGTTTTTTAGAAGAACAACGTGAGTTACCTAAAGAACAGAGAGCAACTGACCAAGAAAAATTTGACTTTGTTACAGAGTTACTTAAAAACAATCCACTTGCAACTAAATCAGTTCTTGACTCTACAAGTAGAATATTTATAGATCCTAACGATGCTTATGATAGTATCTTGGAAATTAAAGGTAAAATTATTGATAATGGTGGTGTTATTTTACTTCAAGATATAACTGACCCATCTTTAGATATTGATGCAGTTAAAAGTTATTTAGAAGCTAACCCACAAGTAAAAGTTTTAAACGAGCTATATCCAGAGTCTGAAAAGAAAGATGTAGATGATGTTGCTTTATCTTTTAAAAGGTTTTTAGCTGATAAAGGTAAAGCCTTTTCTATAGATAATTTAGGTAATGTTACAGACGCATCTGGTACATTTAGTATTGCATACAGTAGATTTTTAAGTAATATTAAAAAACGTGCTTACGAATATCAAGATGCTGCAAAAGCTGATGGTAGACCAATTACTTATGGTGAGGCTATACGTAGAGCTGATATAGAAATGCGTGGTCTTATAAACGATGCACAAACTCGTTCTGATAAAAACAGTATATACTTTATTGAGAAAGGATTAAAAGGTAGTGGCGGTTTTCAAAACTTAGCTAAAGAACAAAACATATATCCTTTTTTAGATAATAATAATCTAAAAGATATTATAGCTACTGCAAAGGCAGAAGGTTTAGACCCAAAGACAGATGAGATCTATAAAAATGTAAATCTTGATGAATCTGGTTTTTTAGCAGACTCTAATGCAGCTAAATTAGCACAGGTATTTAATATACCAGATTATGATTTTGCTAAATTACAAAGTAATGTATTTAATATGGACTTTGATGCAGAACCACCTATAGATTTTGATTACTTTAAAAACCTTATGAATAGCTCAGATAATGCTTTTATCTTGAGAAATTTACAATCTAAAGGTAATACAAGTCCTAAAGTTATAAATCGTGTTCTTAATGATTTTTATGGCACTAATGAAAGAACTTTAACTGAATCCTGGAAAAACCTTGATTTTACGTCTGTTATTCGTAATGAAGTAACAACACAAGGTTTAGAACTTGATGCAGGTGAAATAGAAATTATTGATGGAGAACAGTATGTAGGTCATAGATTAATAGGAATTACAGATAGATTTGGTATAACACGTGAAGCACCCGTTGAAGGTGCAAGTACTTATCATACTGGTATAGACATAGGAACTTATGGGACTCAAGGTTTTCATACTGCCTTTCAAATGAAAGATGGTATAATTGTTGAAAATGGTAAAGATGACAAGTATGGTATTTATGTAGACATACAAGATACAGAAGGAACTACATATAGATTTGCACATTTAAAAAACTATAATCCAAAATTAGTTAAAGGTGCTGCTTACAATGGAGAATATATCGGAGAGATAGGAAACACAGGTGCAAGTGATAGAGAACATTTACATCTTGAAAAAGTAGTAGATGGTAAAACTGTTGACCCAGCATCTGATTTAAATAAATTAACTATTGGTAAACGGTTAGACCCTACTATAGGTAAATATCCATTTACAGCAAGAATGATTGGTAGATTAACAAACGACAAAGACCAAGAAAATCCAATTTCTGGTCTTAATGTTGCTAAGGCACTAAGTCGTTATAGACAGAATGAAGATGTACAAAGACAACTATGGAGTTACTTTAACAAAAAATCTTGGAACCAAGCTCTACGTAAAGCCGAAGGTGACTTACATTTAGCAGCTAGGTATCATGTAGCTTTTGTTTTAAGAGGTAATATGGATTTGTATGAACTTCCTACTATTAATGCTTTTGCTAACAAATATATACATAAACTCAGAACTCAAGGAGTCTTAGATTAATGGAAGAACTAGAAAATCAACTTCCCCAAGGGGGAGAAGAGGAGATAGTGGAAGAAGAAGAGTTAGCATTACCAGACATGACAGATCTCGGTGGTGCTCAACTAGAAGCTGTAAAACAAGCTGGTCAAGATAGCAGTGGTATACTTGGAATTGCCAATCAAGTTAGTGGTGCAATGGAAAATGCTGCTGTCAATGTACGTGATTTTGTTGACAACACATTTCAAGGAGATCAAAGATCTAAGGATCAGATCAGAGAAGATAGGGAAACTATCAGAGAAGAAGGTAAAAGACGTAACGAAGAAAACATAGAGCAGTTAAGAGAAGATATGCCAGTAGCTACTGAGGTATCTAAAGCTCTTGTAGGTGGTAAACTTGACACACTAGAAAGTTTAGGTAGTTTTGCTAAACTTAGTGTAGATACTATGAACACAGGTTTACAAAAAGTTATGGGTAAACCTATAACTAATAATCCATTTAGCGATCAATACCAAAGTGATAGTTATTTTGAAATACCTGATATTTACGAACCACAAAACACTACTGCTTTAGGTAAACTAGGTAGAGGCTTAGTAGAATTTGGTACATTAACTCAATGGACAGGTGGTGGTTTAAGTTTAGTTGGTAAAGGATTAACTAAAGTACCACAGATTAAAGCTGCAGGAGCGTTTGTTGCTACTAATAGACCTATGCAGTTTTTAACAACAGGTATGAAAATTACTGCAGAAGGTGGTCTAGCAGAACTTATATCTGAGTCATCAGAATATGCTAATATTGCTAACTTAGCTCAAGAACATACTCCTTGGTTACTACCTGGAATTATGGAAAGATTAGCTGTAGATGAAGATGATACGGCATGGGAAGCTAGACTTAAAACTGTAACAACAGGAGCTGGTCTTAATCATATTGGTTATTTCTTTAGTGCTTTGATTAGAGGTGGTTTTAAAACTGCAAGATCAACAGCTAGAGAAGCATTAAAAAATGGTAAATCTATTACTGAAGCAGTTGAAATTGGTAACAAAGAAGGTGCTAAAGCATTTAGACGTGCCATGCTTGAAGAAGTTATTAATGCTGAAAGAGCTG